CATAGTATTGATATATCTATGTACTTTAATAATTCCATTAATAATTAATTGATTTAAATCTACCGTTAAGTGTTTCAAATGTTGTTTCCATATCTCTAGGTAATATATCAATACCAAAAGCCCACATTTCAAATATAGCTAATAATCTTCTAGTATTGTTATGATATGTAGTACTACTAAATATTGAATTGATTCTATTCTCAAATCCTTGTATAACATCATATCTGAACGTTTCAAATAAATCTATAACATAATCAATATCATCATTAGATATACCTCTATTTGCCCAGTCTGCTTTAATTTTATCTATGTAAGTAGAATGCATTTCAGTTTGTAAGGCTATGATATATTGTTTAAATGCGTCTGGATTCATACCTTCTATATCCTCATTTAATATATCTTTAAATCCTTTACTACAAACCTCAATCTTGTATTTAGTAAAATCTTTACACATCTTACTTTTAGTAATATCATATTCACCGTGAGTATAAAACTTCTTTATTTTTATTTCATTCTCTACTCGTATACACGTACTAAATAAATCGTGATGTTCTAAAGACTTTGTAGTTAATTTATTTTTTAGATTGAATAATCTGTTTATCCAAACTGGAATGTCTTTTTTAAACATATACATAGTTGAGAGTAATCCTAACAATATTGCTGAGAATACTCCATTACCTACGTTATCCGCTAATATATTAAAAAGACTTTCCATTATCCACAAGTACCGTTATCATCACAAGTGTAGCAGTCGCTACCTAAATCATTACCACTCAAGTAGATACCAAAGTGAAAGTTTTGTCTTGATGGTCTAATCTCATCAATAGCACTATTTCCATTAATATATTCTGGGTATGTAACTCCGCTATCTTCCATTAAGAATTTAGTAAGTCTATCAGCCATATATTCAGCGTTATCTCTTACTAATCCTCTAAGGTAGTTTACTTCATTTAATTCAGCATAATCACTATTATCTGAGAACTTCTTAGATACAGATTTGTTAGTTATTTTAAAGTTAAAGAATGGTAACGCATCATATGTTACATAATGAACTAATGTAGGTTGAATATATTCTTCAATTAAAGTCTTAATTCTTGTCGATACTGTACCAGTTCTAATTTCGGATTTAACTACATCAAATAAATTAGTACCTAAAATCTTCTCAATCCATTTATTTTGTCCTGTGATGATGTGAGGTATAATTAACTCATTATCTACATTAAGATTAACTACAGTGTTTCTCTTGTAGTAATCCGTAGTCATCATTAAAATATCTTTAGTTGGCATATTATTCTGTTATTATTTATTATTATTTGCTTTTTCAATTTGGTTAATCTTTCTTTCTGTCCAGTTTTTCATAGCATCACCACCCCATAATAAATAAGATATAGTTCCACAAGCTTCTGGCTCTTTTGGATTATAATATTCTTCTGCTCTTGATAAGTAACTGAATGTTCTTTTAATTACGTTAAAAGATAAACCTCTTTTATTTGCAATATCCTGTGCTCTTTGTTTTCCAACATCTGTAGCACATTTATTACCCGACTCCTCATTTAATCTAATACCTCTTTTAGCGTTATTTACAGCCGCCTCTGGATAGTCAGCATAAGTTTGTAACATAATATCTTCATTCAAAACTACTTTAGATAACTTAGAATCTTCAGATTCAATCTCATCATCAGATTTAACATCATCCATTTTAAATTCAATAGTCTTTTTAAGTGTAATATCACCATCAATACCGTTAATAGTCAATACTCTATTATAAGCTCTCTCCAATAAGATTTGGTATGCATCTATAACATTCTTCTGGAATTGTAATTCAGCCTCTAAAATCTCATCTGAGGTACCTAATTTACCAGCTGTCTCTTTTCCTACTGCTGCACTAGATGCTCTATGACCTAAAATAATATTAGTTGTGATTTGTTCTTCTAAATCTTTATATCTTTCATCAGAATCATTTAAAGATAATGGAGTGATTTCTGGTAACTGTTCTCTATCATCAGATACAGTTAAGATAATTTTACCAGCATTAGGTGAACCTTGGTATTGATTCTCTAATTTACGCTGTAATTGCTTCATTTCTTCATCAGATGGTGCTCCAATAAGGTTAATCATCATTGAAGGTGAGAAACCATTCTTAACGTTGTTTAAATGCCAATTAGAAACCTCAGTATCTAATGCAATATATGTAGCCGCAGCTTGATAATCTGGTAAAGGATAGCTATCTTCTGTTTGAGGTCTATACATTGGACACCAAACTAACTGTGTAGCTTCTTTAGTATGCTCAGTAGAGAACCCTTGAACTAATACAGGCTTATACTTTTCCTTTCTTTCTTGTGACCAATCACTTGATATTAAGTAATACTCAACACCTTCATCTTGTAATTTAGCCATTTCTGAATCATCATCTAGTTCTTTTACACGTCTAACTCTAGACCAATCCATATATTGTATTCTAGCTATCTTAGTTCTATCCTTAGACCAAGTAATTAAGAAGCAGAAACCACCATATAACGTTAAATCAAAAGCATTCTTATATACAATATCATCTAATGTCTCAGAGCCGTTTAAATTAGCTATAAATTGCTTCTCTTCTATTGAGTCATATTCCCAACCTTTAGATGCTGTCATATTAGCTTTCTTAGTTAAGATAGCATTATGTTTAGCTGACTTGTTCATCATCTCAGCTAAGATAGCTGGATAATCATTGTTAGCACCATATAAGATATAATCTTTATTATTAACTTCCTTAAATTCTGGAGTTTCAACTTCTATTGCTTTAGCAGCAATAAACTTCATTTTACTATTTTTATTATCTTTCATAATCTTTAATTATTCGTAAGCGATGTATGTATCTGTATCTGTTTCAGTATTACCAGTATAACTAAATACTGTTGGTTTAGTCTCACCACTCAAGTATAACTTACCAGTCTCAACGATACCAGAAGCTAAATCTGGGTCTAAATTAGTTGCACTTTCTTGTTGGTAAACATTATATTTATAGTAACCTACAGGTTCCAAATCAATACTTATAGTAGTACCAGTCAATGTTTCTGTACTAGCACTTACAGTTATGTCAAACATATTATAACGGCAAGTATTTGTAGATAAATCTTCTGGTACAAAAAACTTAGCTTCTCTAGTATCGTCACTAATAAATTCAAACAAAAAGTTAGTCGTTCCAGTTAGTGTTACATTCTCTGTTAGAGTAAGTACTATATCAGTATTAATACTATCTTGATTTAAATATATCATATTATAATAATGTTAATGTGTGTTACTTGTTTATATAAACATAAAAGGGCACTACAGAATGTAGTACCCAGTTTTATGAAAATCGTAGAAATACGATTTATAGTAAGGAAGGTATTTCTTAGCTTACAGGTAATGCAGCGAATGCAGCATCAGTAATTTGTCTAGCTGGAGATGGCTCTTTAGCAGTAATTGATACTGTAACACCATTTAAGTCTCCAAATGCTTTACCAGCTGAAGCAGAAGATGCAGTTAAATCAGCACCATTTTGCTCACCGATAAACCAGTAAGTACCGTTTTGGTCTTTTACAATCACGAATAAAGTAGATTGAGATAATAACTTTAAAGTATTTCTCAAGTCAGCAGTATTCTTAGTAAAGATTAAAGAAACAATTTGCTCCCAGAAGTTAGTACCGTTCTCAATTGAGTGGTTACCATTTTGAACAAACTCAGCTTGCTCTTGTCTTTGCTCGAATGTGTAAAAGTTAGGTGAATCAGTTACACCAGTAATAGCATCAGTACTTGCATCATATGCAAAACTAGTTGCACCAGAAAAAGAACCAATATATACTTCTTGTACACCACCTAAGTTATCTTTACAACCTAAAGCATATCCGTTATTAATTAAACAACTCATAGTATTTTAAATTTTTTAATATTATTTTTTATAAAAAAGGGGAGGACTTTCCCTCCCCCTATAGTTTCTTGAATCTAATTATTTATTAGATACGTACAATTCTCTCTGGAAATGCAACTTGGAAACCAACTTTCATCTTTTGAATAACTTTTACGTCATCTTCGTGCTCGTCGTAAGAAATTTTAAAGTTCTCACCGTCATTCAATAAGTCAGTACCCATATAAAGGTTAGAAGCTTCAGCTAAGATAGCTTTACCTGTAACCATACCACCAAGACCAACAACTTCTACATTTGCAGAACCAGGAACTGGTTGTCTAAATTCTCCACCTTGGTTTTCAGCACCAGTGTAGTGGAATAAGTTAGCATCTCTTAATGCTTTAGCGTAAGTTCTGTAATCTGCGATAGATAAGAAAACTTTTAAATCATCAGCTTCAGCAACATCTTCTGGCAATGCAGAAACCATTGCATCGATAGCATCAACGATACCAGCAGCATCTAAAGTTTCTCCAGTTACAACAGTAACATCACCTTCAGCTTCGATAATCTTAACAAAACCATCACATAATGATAATTCGTTAGATACAGGCAATGAAACATCACCTCTCCAAGCTAATTTCTCGATGAACTTAGAAGTTTGTCCTACAACTTCTTCAGCGTATAATGCTTCAAAAGGAATAGATTCGTTATAAGAACCTGGTCTCATAGCAGCTTGAGTGTAGTAAGCTTCCAAATCATTTAAACATAAAGATTCGTTTTTCTTAATATCACAAACTGAGATAGTTCTTTGAGTTAATGCAGTCGTTCCAGAAGCATTAAATCCACAAGCACCTGCTTGCCATACTTGAGTAGAACCCAAGATGTTAATTGTAGCAGAACTTTTAATACCTGGTTGTACAGAAATTACATTAACAGTTCTAGCATCCATTAATCCTCTACGGATTAAATCCATTTTTTGTTCGTCAACGTATGCTGACAATCCACTTAAATCAAAAGCCATTTTAAATTAGTTTTTAAAAAATTATTATTTCGTTTTTATTTATTACTTTTTACGGTATTTTGCTAATTCTAATAATGCATTAGTATTAGACTTTTTAGTAGTTGAACTACCTTTAGATAATTTAACTTCTTTATCTGCTGGTTCTTCAGCTAATTTAGAGAATTTTTCTTCTAAAGAATCGATAGCTGACATTTTCTCTGCCATATCTGAGATTAACTTTTCTAACGCTTCAATACGCTTAACCATATCTTCAGCATCTTCAACATCATCCTCAGCTTTAACTTCCTCTTCAGTTTCATATTCTTTTTCCTCTTCTTCCTTAGCCTCTACTTCTTCTTCTTTTTCTTCAGCCTTAGCTTCTTCTTCTTCTTCAGCTTCAACCTCTTCTTCTTTTTCTTCTTCTTTAGCTTCTACTTCCTCTGAAGCCATTTCTTCTTCTGCTGGTTCAGCTGGAGTTTCTTCTTCAGTCTCTTCAACCTCTACCTCTTTAACTGAAACAATAATACCAGCCTCATCAACTGTTATTACTTTATCTTCAATTACGTGCTCACCTGCTGGTGCTGCAGTCTCAGAACCATCCTCACCTACTACAGCGATTGGAGTACCTTCAACTAATTCAGCTCCTTCTGGAATTTTAACTTCTACACCTTCTTTAGTTGTGTAGTTAATCATTTTTACTTCCTCATCATTTGATTTCTCAACTTCTGAGAACATTGCTTTAACCTTATCAATAAAAGTTTTCTTTTCCATAATAAATTGTTATATTAATATAAATGTTGTTTACTTATTTTTGTATAATAGTCTATTTCAATAATTTAGATACCATATCATACTTATCATTATCAGTAAGTTCCTCATTATTAAGTACTTCCTGTATCTTATTGTATACTAGTTCAGTAGTATCTTCAGCAGACATTTCGACAATCTTACGACCAAATACACCTTCAATAGAGAACCCCATAACTTGACCATCTTTTACCATTTGCCATAAGTCATCATTATCTACTTTGTAAGAAACCATCCAAGTTCCTTTAGGTATATCTTTAAATCCTAATGCATTAGCTTTATCATTATTAGGGTCTGTAACAATCCAAGACTCAACAACAGTAACATCTCTCATACCAACTTCGTGTTCGAAATTAGTTGATTTAGTTTTACCGAATTTAGCAAAAATCTCTTGTGCTTTCTCTATAGTATCTTCTGTAAAGAATACAAAGTAAGGATTACCTTGAGCATCTACTCTAATAATCTCTTGATTAGGTACCATTGCTGGTCCTGTAACAATACGTTTTTCAGTATCAGACGCTTTAAATTCATATTTCTTTTTATCAGCGTTGAAATACATAAAGTCCTTTTCAATTGCTGGTTCAGAAACAAATGATATAATATCTAGACCATTATCGTGGTCTTCTTCGTCTATAAATAATTCAATTAGTATTTTCTTTTCCATATTATAAATGTTATTATTAACTTAATTCGCTTAATCCTTCTATACTCTTTATTGTATCTTGTGATTTAGTAATTTCTGATTCTGTAACATATGCTCTAATTGGTATGTTAGCACCAAATCTTTCAGCACCTGCAGTTACCCCTTGAAAATCAACATCAGTATTAACCTCTGGTGACGGAGCACTAGCAGTAGCACCTGCACCACCAGCATCAACATCTGGGGCTGGAGCTTTAAGTAATTTAGAAGCCTTAGCTATATTACCAGCAATTCTAATAGCACCTGCAGCAAACTGTGCAATACCAGCAGCACCAAATGTAGCACCATTTAACGGGTTAGCTTCAGATGATTTAGTTAACGATGAAATAGCTTGTGCTGTATCAATACCTATTTGAGTTAATGCTGCAGCTTTTTGTATTATTTGAGCTTCCTTAGAACCTTCTTTAGCTACATCTAAAGCTAATTGGAATCCACCATCTATAATAGCAGCTTTATTATCTTGATAAGTCTTCTCTATTTCCTCTTTTTGTTTAGTTAACTTCTTTTCGTCGTCTATTTCTTTTTTACGTCTTTGTTCAGCTGCTGCAGCATCTGCCTCTTCTTGCTCTCTTCTAGCATCTCTTCTTGCCGCTTCAGCTTCAAGTCTAGCTACCTCTAATGCATTTTCTTGGTCTAAGAATATTTGATTCTCTTGAAGTCCTAATTCTTTTAACTTCTCAAGTTTCATTTGTTCAGCCCTAATCTTAGCCTCAGCTAACTTAACAGCACTTTCTTCTAATATACTATCCTTATTTAATTGATTCTCAATTAATGCAGCTTCTTTATCAAATTGTTCTTTACGTAAATTTACGTCATTAGTAATTTGTTCTGCTCTAATACCAGCATTCTCATTACGTAATTCAGCTAATTCAATCTCCTTTTCAGTGATAGCATCTAATATTTCAGTACCCTCACCTTCTAATGCTGCTCTATCTTTTAATAATTGTAATTCTTTTTGTGCTAAAGATACTGCTTGATTAACACGATTAGCTTCGATTTTACCTAACTTCTCGTTAGCAGCTATCCTTTCCTCTAATGATTTAGATTCATCATCTCTAATAACCTTTAAACTCTCTAATTGAGCTAATGATTTAGCGTTCTGTACTTCTTGTTCTCTTCTAGCTTTTGTTAATTCTTGTTCTCTACGAGTTAATTCAGCTAAAGCATCACCCATTCTATCAGCTTCTTCTACAACTTCTACTATAGCTTCACCTATTGATACAGCAGTATCTATTATTTCATTACCAGCTTTCTTAAATACCTCTACATTTTCATCTAATTTAGCATTTACTTCATCTAATCTCTCAGTTAATTTAGCTGCTTCATCAGCATCACCAGTCCATTCATTCCAAGCTATACGAACTTTTAATATACCCTTTTCAATACCAAGTATAAGACTACTCCATACTGCCATATAAGGGTCGAATACGGTTGTTTTAAGAAAGTCAAACCCAGCTTCTATACTAGAAACAACATTATCCCAAGCTTCACCTGGTTTTTCTATAGCAAATAATATAGCATCAAATACAGCAAAGAAAGCTTTTTGTAATGGTAATAATAAACCTTTAAGATAAGCAAAACCTTGACCCATCTTATTTGATGCTTCTTCATTATTAGCAAACATTTCACTTAATGCTTTTACAGCTACTACAACAGCAGCAATAACAGCACCAATTGGATTAGCTATTACAGCTTTAAACCCTTGTAATAAACCACCAACACCTTGTTTAGCTGCACCAAACGCACCTTTTAATCCTCCAGTATTCTTATTTAAATTACCAGTAGCTTCAGCGGCTTCATTAGCACTATCAGCTACACCATCAAATGCACCCTCTACTTCATTGGCACCATCTACTTTATATTTTACGTCTACTTGAACTTTCTTCTTAGCCATATTATATTAATATGTTATTTCTTATAATGTTTTTAATGTTAAATAAAGGTCTTCAATTTCAACTGAGTTAATTTTATACTCACCTTTATTAATTTTCTTTAATTTGAAATATGGTCTAACTAACTTTATAACATAATATCTTCTATATGCTTTAAATTTAGAATACCCTGTTAATAACATTAATTCTCTATAGATTACATCAACCTTATCATTAACGTAACCTAATCTATAACAATAATCGTGTATGAAATTATCTAATCTAGGTTCTCTACTATCTTTAACTGCAGTGGCACCATCGTAACCTTTAGTTTCCCAAAACCTACTATTCCAAGCTATCTTAAATAAATTAAATGCTTCTATTGGTAACTTATTTACTTGCATTTCTCTAATAAAAGATTCTAGTATCCATTCTTCATTAAAGTGTGGATACCTTTTAAATGAACATAGTCCATACTTTACATTAAAACCGTCGTATATCTTAACCATATCAAAAAAAGGGGCATTTAAGCCCCATATAAAACGTTATTTATATTATTTTACAATGCATCTATTGCACCATCTCCATTTGCGTGATAACCTCTATGGTTCTTAATGTCACCAAATATTGAAGGAATTAATAATGAAGCAAATGCTTGGAAGTTTCTAGTATAATCATCTAATCTTTTAACTGGTTTAGACTCAATAGTAGTTACTTCTTCACCTGTTTCTTCATCAATAGATACAACTTCTACATCTTCATATATAGTGTTACCACTGTCATCAATCTTATATACTGGGTATCCATCTAAATCTGAAAATACTTTACCGTCAGCAATAGAATACTCAAAATAAGGCTTGGTTACACTTGGTATTAAATCAAAAGTATCTTCATCTACCTTTAATAATACATAGTATTGTACCTTAATATTATTATTGTCATCATATTTAAATGACTTGATATATACGTATTCATCTAATCCGTATATCTGTCCTCCAGTAGCACTTAATGCTTCTGGTTTTAATTTTCCTAAATTTAATTTCGTTTGATTCATATCTTAATTTTTTTTACATTAACATTAAAAAGTCTCCCCCAGTAGTATCGGGAGTAGTACTTAATCCTAAAATCTCAACCCTATCATTAGTTACACTCCCAAAAGTTGAAGTTGTTCTAATATTATATGTTCCAGCAGCAAAACCAGCTGCAGCTGATACCGCACCAGTTCCAACTTGTCTGTTAGTATTATGAGTAGTAAAACTTCTATTACTTCCCTGTGGAATTTGGATTGTCAAAATAGCGTTTATAGAACAAGCTGTTGCCATAACTCTACTGTCCTCAGATACAGTTATAGTTTTAGTATTTGGAGTTGACGAACCATTCGATGTACCGAAGTTTCCTATCCCTGCACTACCAGTAAAGTATCTTGCACCGATTGAAATCGGGTTCCATTGGTTACCAGTAAAGTTAATTCGTAAGGCATTATTACCAGTATTAGGGTTTAGAATATAAAAGAAAGCCATACGCTGACTCAATCCACTTCTGTTTCTAATATACAACTGAGTCATTGGAACTCCATCATATGTACAACCTGCAAAATTAACAGTATTAGCCATTGTTAATTGAACAACTAACAACCTATCACTACCAGCAGCAACATTAAAGTTAAACTGATAAAAGTTATTACCTGGTGTAGGGTTTAACCCTGCATAATTTACATTTACTGGTGCTGCCATATTATAATTGGTTTATATCAGTTATCTGAATTAATCCAGAGTCAGTTATATCTTCAATTTGAAACCTAGCTTCATATGTAAATGAAGTACTAGAAAAGAATGTACTAACACTAACCTCCCCTAATTCTAATTTATTTCTATTAGTAGCTAAAAAAGCCCCTAAACTAACATCATAGTCATTATTAATTTGATTCATTATACTATTATCAGTTGTATAACCAACGTCAGTATGTTTAAGGTTATCTGTACCCTCTAACTCTATTTTAGTTATTATTATAACCATAATTTATTATTTTAAACTTCTTCTTTAACAGCAACAACATCCCACTTAGAATCATTACTATTATAAATGCAACCAACATAAATCTTTTTATTTGGTGTTGTTGTAGTTGGTAATGTAACACCTATTACTTCATATATTGTGTTCCAAGTTAATGTGTGACCAGTTCCATTATCCTCTATACGAATAATTAACTTTTGTCCTTGTACTGGAGTACCACTTGGTGCAGCAATAGTCATATTTGTAGCTAAAGCTGTTACAACTACTTGGTCATCTTCATCCGCATTTGGAGTTAATGTTGCCGTTGATGTAGTTTCTTGAACTGATGGATTTAAAATAGTTGACTTATCAACCTCTTGAGGAATACCATTAGCATCTCCTACCCAAATATTATCTGTTGATAAGTTAGGTAACCCTGCTGTTCTTGCTGTATTAAATACAAATATCTGTCCTCCTGTTGCATCAACTTTTAAAACCTTAGCAATCCTTTGAATTAATGACCCACTACCTGTAGGTCTAACCTTTGTAAGCCCTCCCGTAGTAGTAGACATATATAAAGCATCATTAACAGCCCAAGTTTCTCCGTTAGGGTTTAATGTAGTAACAGCAGATGTTGTATTTACACCTTCTAATTTACCAAAAGTTATGATATTTTTAGGGTCAGTACTATTAAAAGGCTCTGACGTAAATCCAATTACTGGCATAGTTGTAGAACTATTAGCATTTGCTACTTCTACTGTATGAACATCAGAATCAAATCCTACTAAATATACTGGTAATCCTTTTGCGATTGTACCAGCACTATCTTTTTTACCGCTAATTGAAATTATTGAAGGTTCTTTATTAAGTTCAAGTTGTAAACTTATTGCATTTCTATCTGAAGTCCAAGTTCCAGATACATATACGTATATTCCTTGAGGATAATAAGTACCACCTACAGTAGCTGGTAACCAAGAAGTACCTTCAGAATTAGCTACATAAGCTAAATCGCCTTCACCCATACCAGTTACAGTACCTAAATCAGTATAATTATCCGCAGTATATAGAAATGGTTGGGCACTACCTCCACCTCCAGTTCCACCACTAAATACTACACCAATATTACCATCGGCATCAATATTTACGTTCTTAAAAAAATCGTATTGGTTATTTATGTTTGTACTCATATTACGCTTTATATATTTTTAAATATCCTTCTGGGGTAAGACTTAATTTTTGAAAAGTATTATGTTGATTAACTCCTTTTTCAACAGGATTAACTTTACCCTCAAGTAATACAATTATATTTCCATTCTCATCTAAGACTATCTCTTGAAAAAATCTCTTTGCATTAGTTATACTTGCCATAAAATAATAATATTAATTAAATGTTATTGTTCATTAATCTGGTTTATACCAAAAGGTAACAAACCCTCTGTTTATGGTTGCATCATCATAATTAACATTTTGAAAGTTTCCACTTGGAATCCTAACAAGTATTATAGTAGCTGAATTACTTCCATTAATCATTCCAGAATTGTTTATATTCGTTAAAGCATTTTCGCCATCATCTATTATTTCGGCTTCTACTTGTCTAATAGTTTTCCACTCAGTAGCTGATAAACCGTGACTAATAAATATTGTACCACTACCTGGGTCATTCATATTCCAAGAACCTATTTCTATTTCTTTAAACTCCCATATAGTATCTGCACTTAATACTACGCCAATATTTCCATTTTCATCTAAGTTTATATTCTTAAAGAAATCTTTTTGATTATTTACACTCATAATTTATTTATTTTTTATATAATATTTTTTTTAATCTGGTATATAAGTTATTCTAATTCTAACACTCGCTGCATTATATAACGCACTAGTCACATAATCGGATGTTGCATTAAAGTTAATTTGTACATCTGTAGTGTTAATCAAATAATGACCTCCAATATCTGTAAATGTACCAAAAGAATGATAATTTAACTCTTTCCAAATTGCCCCAGTATTATCTGCGATTAATATACATACATCTAATATGTTAGAAACCTCTTGAGTGGTTAAAGTATGTGTATAGTTTAATTGACTACCTAATAAGGTATTTATATTGACTGGAGCTAATAGTACATTCAATATCTTTTCCGCACCTTCACCTCCAACTTGTGTTGAACCGTCTGGATTAATAGTTAATCCATTAATAATACTTGTATTACTTTCAGTTACTTCTTGCTCATCACCAATTACTGTAACATTAACTAATCCTGGTGATACTACATTACCATTACCTTGAACATTAATATTACTAGAACCACCACCTACGTTGTTATCATTACCAGTTACAGTACCAGAAACATTTTCACCAACGTAGTTATTTTCACCTAATACCATAACATCTTTAGAAAATACAGTATTAGTTACACTACTCTTAAATGGACCACTTCTCATTCCATCAGTAGGACTAATTAAACCAGTAATTAAATCAGTACCTATAGCTGTAAATAAACCGTCATCTGTAATACCAGTAATTGCTGTTACAGTTGGTGTAAAGTCACTACCCTTATCAATCTTAAGTAACTCAACCTTTGTTAAACCTTCTTCTAATGGCTTGTAATCGATTATCTTATTAATTACATAGTAAGAGTCCTTTACAAAAATACGAGGGCTTAAATTGTC